AAATGCAAGTGGGGCTGCGTAGACGTAGATCAGTATCCGCTTGATCACAAATTATTAGTTGAGAAAATCAGGCGGTTGAAGCTGCCTTTGGTGGTGTGCCGGTCTAAATCAGGCGGGGCGCATTGCTTTCTTTTTGCTACAGATTGGGTTGAAGCCGCGGATATGCAGAAGGCTTTGCAGAATATTGCTGCGGCGCTGGGGTATGGTGGCAGTGAAATCTTTCCAAAACAGGTCAAGCTGCACTTAGATCGTGGCGACGTAGGCAACTTTCTGAACCTACCTTACTATGATGCAGAAGAGGGCTTGCGGTATGCTATTCTTGACGACGGCACTTCGGCTACGCTTGAAGAGTTTTTTGCGTTGTACGAGACACACAAGCAGACGCCAGAGCAAATCATTGCGCTGCAAGTGACCAAAGATGATACCGGAGAGGCTTTGAAGGGCGCTCCGCCGTGTTTACGTGCGTTATTACGTATGAAAATATCAGAGGGTGGGCGCAACAACGGCTTGTTTAACGTGGGGGTTTACCTGCGCAAAGCGCACCCAGACACGTGGGAAGCCGAAATTCTGCGTTATAATAACGATTACTTTGACCCACCGCTGCCCCTTAACGAGGTGAATGTCGTAGCCAAACAGGTGCAGCGTAAAGACTACGCATACAAATGCAACGACGCGCCTATCAACGCGTACTGCAACAAGGATGTCTGTCGGGGGCAGGAGTTTGGAATTGGCGCTGCGGCGTCGGGCGTCCCGATAGCTAACCTGCGTAAGTATAATTCCACCCCGCCTGTCTGGTTTCTGGATGTCAACGGCGAGCCTCTGGAGTTGGACACAGATGCTTTGATGAACCAGACCGCCTTTCAGCGAGCCTGTACAGAGCAACTGAACATGATGCCCCACACGGTAGCCAAGAACCAATGGGAAGGTCGGATCAGTGCGCTGTTACGTGAAATGACGGAGAACGAAAGCGCCATCATAGAAGTTGCAGAAGATGCCAGCATCAACGGGCAGTTTTATGATTACCTAGAGGAGTTCTGCGTGTTGCTGCAAACCGCGCAAGACAAGGAAGAGATCCTACTCCGCCGCCCGTGGACCGACGAGGAAGAGCAAAAGACTTACTTCCGGTTAAAAGACTTTGAGGCGTTTCTCAAAAAGAATAAGTTCTTTGAGTTGAAGTCGCACAAGATTGCGCAGCGCTTACGGGACATACACGGTGAAAGCATGTTGCTCCGAATTAAGGGGCGGATTGTGCGCGTATGGAGAATACCGGCGTTCGAAAGCGGGGACATTGAACTTGCGACGCCGATCTTTGCCGCCAAGAATGAGGCACCTTTCTGATGTTTAGAATATTTGGACCCCCCGGAACAGGCAAGACAACAACACTACTAAATATGGTAGACAAAGCTTTGGAAGCGGGAACTCCACCACAATCTATAGGGTTTCTCGCCTTCACACGTAAAGCCGCAAATGAAGCAAAAGAACGCGCAGCGGCGCGGTTTCGCTTGGACCCACAGAAGGATCTTCAGTATTTCCGCACCCTGCACAGCTTTGCGCTAACCCTGTCAGGCATACGGCCCGAACAGATCATGCAGCCAGAAAACTACGCTGAACTCAGCAAAGCCATAGGCATTAAGCTTGAGACGGGGCGCGTCAGTCCTTTAGAAGATGACGTGCAGGACATGGTGAAAGCCAGTGACCCAATACTCAGTCTGATCAATCTGGCACGGCTACGCAAAGTTCCTCTGCGCAAGCAGTATAACATGAGTAGCATTGAGCATGATTGGAACACGGTCAATCACGTAGACCGTTGCTTGAGAGCATATAAGCATGAAAGCGCCCTGTATGACTTTACAGACATGTTGCAAAGCTTCATCGACACAGGGCATCAGTTTTGTCCACGGTTCAATCTCTGTTTCCTAGACGAAGCGCAGGACCTGTCTCCCATGCAGTGGGACATAGCCCACCTGATCGAAGCAAAAACTGACAAGATGTACTGCGCAGGAGACGATGACCAAGCCATTTACAAATGGGCGGGCGCAGATGTCGAACACTTCCTTGGACTTGAGGGTGGTTCCGAAACACTACAGCAATCGTACCGCATCCCATCCAGCGTTCACGCCATTGCAGAAACCATAGCCAAGCGCATACGTCACCGTTATCCGAAAATATACAAACCTCGCGAGGAACGTGGACAGTGTTCACGTGTGGCACAGGTCGGTGAACTAGACATGAGCGAAGGCTCGTGGCTCATCCTCGCGCAAGCAGGATACCAGTTGCAGCCCGTCGCCACAGACCTGCGGTCCTTCGGATACCTGTACGAATATCGCGGATCACGGTCCATTGGGCAGAAGCTTAGTGACGCCGTCAACGGATGGACGGACCTGCAGAAGGGTAGAGAGATAAGCATCGACATAGTTCGTACTATATACAGCTACATGTCCACAGGCAAACGCGTCGCACGGGGATACAAAAAACTGACCGGCGTTCCCGACGACGAACTGGTCAATATCGACGATCTGCAAATCAAGCACGGCCTCATCGCCACCAAAGACATGATCTGGTCCGAAGCAATGGACCGCATCGCAGATAGAGATAGAGCCTACATCACCGCACTACTGCGCAGGGGTGAAAAATTTAACGGAACGCCCCGTATAGTAGTGTCCACGATCCACGGCTCCAAGGGTGGAGAAGCGGACAACGTCGTGTTGTTTACTGACTTGTCACCCGCTGCGGACAGTACAATGAGAATTGCGCCCGACGATGTTCATCGCGTTTTCTACGTCGGCGTAACCCGTACAAGAAAGAACTTGTATCTGGTGGAACCAGAAGACGCGACAAGGAGTTACGACATATGACACCTGAACAAAGTCGTTTCGAATTTATTGAAGCCGAAATAGAAAGAGCGTTTGTTCATGCAGATGACGAATGGAAGCAACAATACTATGAAAACGCAGCAAGGTATTTAGCCGAAAACAAAATAATCGAAGGTGGCAAAATCTGCGCGTATTGTCGGGCACAAGGAATGCCTGATCCGCATCATCATAATGTATGGGGGGCTATGATGGCGTCTCTACAAAAACTGGGGTGGGTAGAAAAAATAGGCATGGTCACCCCAACAACACGGCACACGCACATAAATAAAGTCTGCCAGTGGGAAAGCAAGTTATACAAATGACACGCGAAGAAATATTGAGGGAAGCAGAAGCCCTGATCAACGGGGACCGCGCCAATGACTACGGCGATGCAAAACAAAACTTTCAAGACATTGCAGAAATGTGGTCTATCTTTTTAGAAAAACCGATCAACCGTCAACAAGTGGCGGTCTGCATGGTTCTGGTCAAAGCAGCCCGTCTGATGAAGTCCAACAAACAGGACTCTTGGGTAGACATTTGCGGCTACGCAGCATTAGGGGGCGAAGAATGAACTGTTGGCACTGTAAGACCCAACTCATATGGGGCGGTGATGAGGACTGTATATTTGAAGAAGATTTTGATATGGTGACCAACCTATCCTGCCCAACATGCGAAAGCTTTGTTTTAGTATTCTACAAGGAAAAAGAAGATGAGCCTACAGATGGCGATGTTCACGCCGAACAGTGAATGGGTGCCACCAAGCGAGTTGCCCGATCTTACAGGCGCTAAAAAGATCGCAATCGACTTGGAAACCAAGGACCCGAACATTAAAAACTCTGGACCCGGATGGGCCACAGGAGATGGAGAAGTCGTAGGCTACGCCGTTGCCACAGAAAACTGGAAGGGTTATATCCCCATCAGGCACTTTGGCGGCGGCAACATCTGTGAAAAACAGGCCAACCGCTGGCTTAAAAAAGTGTTTGAAAGCCCTGCCGACAAGATCATGCACAACGCTCAGTACGACGCGGGGTGGGCAAGGCGCATGGGTTTTACCATCAACGGTAAAATCATCGACACAATGGTCCTCGCTTCTCTTTTAGACGAGAACCGGTTTAGCTACACGCTTAACTCGCTGGCATTTGATTACCTTGGCAAGGTCAAGTCGGAGAAAGAACTGGTCGAAGCCGCAAAAAATTTTGGCGTAGACCCAAAGGCCGAAATGTGGAAACTGCCCGCAATGTTCGTAGGACCCTACGCAGAGGCCGACGCCGAACTGGCGCTCGAACTCCATAACTACTTCTCCGTTGAAATAGCTAAAGACGGCCTGACAAATATCGTGGACGTCGAAACACGGCTCCTGCCCTGCCTGCTTGACATGACATGGCGCGGCGTCCGCGTTGATACAGACAAAGCCGAAAGAACGCGGAACGCGCTTCTTAAACGAGAAAAAGAAGTTCTGAAAAAAATACGCAGTATCGTCGGCTTTGACGTAGAAATCTGGGCGGCACAGTCGATAGCCAAGGCTTTTGACGAGGCGTCCCTGCCATACGAAAAGACAGAAAAGGGACAGCCGTCCTTCACAAAAAGTTTTCTGTCCGATCACCCGCACGAATTGGCGCAGCTAATCGTGACTGCCAGAAACCTAAACAAAACATCTGGCACGTTCATCAACACGATCCTCAAACATTGCAGATCAGACGGGCGTATCCACGCGCACATAAATCAAATTCGCTCCGACGATGGCGGAACAGTTTCTGGACGCATATCCATGAACCACCCCAACCTCCAACAAATCCCTGCGCGGGATCCGGAACTGGGGCCAATGATACGCAGCCTCTTTCTCCCAGAAGAAGGGGACCAGTGGGCCGCAATAGACTTCTCGCAACAAGAACCACGGATCTTGGTTCACTACGCACACTTGTTTGGTGAACAACGGGGCCGTCCGCTCAAAGGAGCGAAAGAGTTTGTAACCAGCTACAACGAAGACAGTAGCACAGACTTCCACACGATGGTCGCAGAGATGGCACAAATACCGCGTAAGCAAGCCAAAACCATTAACCTTGGCATGATGTACGGTATGGGCGTGAACAAACTGGCGGCACAGTTAGACATTCCGGTGGATGAAGCCAAAACTATCGTGGCCCAGTACCATGAGCGCGTTCCGTTCGTAAAAGCTTTGATGAACGGCGTGATGAACAGGCTGAATGAACGGGACAGTCGGGGCGCTTTGCGTTCTCTGCTTGGTCGTAAGCTGCGCTTTAATCTGTGGGAGCCAGACGGATTTGCCATGAACAAGGCAATGCCCTACGAAGAAGCCGTGAAAACATATGGCGACACAACCAGATTAAAACGGGCTTACACGTACAAAGCGCTGAACCGCCTGATCCAAGCGTCCGCCGCTGATATGACAAAGCAAGCTATGGTGAATATCTATGAAAGCGGTCGTATCCCGCTGATCCAGATCCACGACGAAATCGCAATGTCCGTTAAAGACAGAGATGATGCAAAAGAGGTTGCCAACATAATGGAAAATGCTGTACCATTAACTGTGCCCAGTCTCTGTGACGTGGAAGTCGGCCCTTCGTGGGGCGAAGCCGTCTAAGAGATTGATGTACTGCTCATTGGTTGATTTGCCTCAATCATAACTTACCCGCCAGTTTGACCTGTTCTCCTTGATAACTGGCGGGTTTTTTCTTGTCATTTCGCATAACATCCTATATTGTTGGACAAAACTAGAGAGGTTCATATATGGATACCGATAAATGGAAGAGCGTCCTCGTGCCGATTGAGGTCTACAAAGAGATCAAAGCGCTTGCACAGTCCGAAGGCCGCACGATCAGCGGACAACTGCGGATAATTTTTGAAAATTACAAGCGTGAGAAAGAAAACGCTTGACCTGTCGCATAATATCATATACTCTGGGCCTACCTCATAAAAGATTTGGAAGCGCCCTGAAGTTTACTTTGGGGCGTTTTCATGTCTGACAAAGACGATTACATAATCGCGTTGAAAGAAACCAACAGTTTAATAGACGAGTTAATAGACGCCGAACTGAACGCAGGGGCCGCGTACACAGGTATACTGACCGCGGCCCTGTTCCGTCTTTTAAAGGGAAGCCCCGACAAACAAGACGTCTTGGGCATTTTAGGTGCCGCAATGGCGTCCGCCGCGGCACATGTAGAGATGGAACAATCTATTTTATCAGATATTCACTAATAGTATTGACATTATCTTATAGCATCGCATATACTCCTTTACACTAACTTCGCAAAAGGAGAACTTAAATGCGTAATGTAAGAGTACACTTCGAAGGTATCGCACCTTATAGTCAATCTAAAATGCATGAAGAGCCCAAGCTGCCAAAAGAAACAGCCGACGCTTACGAAACCAGAACATGGCGTTCAAAATGCACCGTCGATAAAGATGGAAACATCATCATCCCCGCTATGGCAATTAAGTTTAGTCTGTCTGCCGCCGCTAAAAAACTCGGCACACAAATTCCGGGCCGCGGCAAATCTACCTACACCAAATATTTTGAAGCCGACGTCGTCCCACTGAACGATCCAAAGCTGGATGTCAAACAAGCCGACGTCCGCGGCGAACGGCTCAACGTCAATGCTGACGGTGTACGCGGATCCGGTAAGCGCGTATGGCGAACCTTCCCCGTCGTTGACACAGGATATAAATCCTACATCGACTTTATGATTATGGACGACACAATTACAAAAGAAGTTTTTGTAGATGTCTTCACCGCCGCAGGTTCTGGTATTGGCATTGGACGTTTCCGCCCAGAAAAAGGCGGCACTAACGGACGTTTCCGCCCAGTTAAATTCGAATGGTCATAATTTACACATCATCGCGTCGCGCCGTACTTCGGCGCTTCGCTGCGCTCCTCATCGCGCCGCAACGATTTGTTTGTTACAACGCATCTATTCGCCACGCCACGCGTCACAGTGCATCTCGGCACGACCTATTGCAACGAGCCGCCTCGCACCGCAATTCAACTCAACGATTTGTTTGTTACAACGCTACGAACGCCGCGACTTGGCTCCGCTCGCCTCCGCGTATCGCGCTGCGCCGCAATTCAACGCTACGATTTGTTATGTACAACGCAACGAACTCCGCTCCTCACCTCCCCTCTGTGCATCGTGTTGCCGCGCTCCACAAAGCGTCGCTCCGCAACTCGGCTCAACGATTTGTTTGTTACTTCGCCGCGCTCCGCTTTGCTACTCCGCTCGACGTACCGCTTCGCTCCTCATCGCTCCTCAACGATTTGTTTGTTACAACGCAACTCAACGAACTGCGGCTCGACGTATCGCCCCGCGTGGCTCCGCAC